GTTGGATTAGAAGCCAGGGCAGTGAACACTGAGAATAAGTTATTAGTTAGTAATTGACTATCTTCTTGTTCGTTGTCGATGTTAATATCAAAGGTAAAGTCAGCGTTCTTATAGAAACTATCTTTGATTGTGATAAATCTATCAGTTCCAGCTTCCTTTAGTTGATTAGACACATCAGTCTTAATCTGTTCAATGGCCATTTCATCAACAGGTATTCCGTCTAATAATAAATCTAAGGCCTTTCTGTTGACTATTTCCTTAATGAGAGCACTGTCTATTCTAAACAACTCTTCATTGCTACCTATAAAGTGTAAAATATGCTCTGGTGTTAAATCTTTGATGGCTTGTGGTATAACTAGCTCTGTGAAGAAGAATCGTAGCATATTGGCTAGATTCTCCCGTTTTACGCCATATACAGATTTGGTGTTGCGGTCTTGAATTACTGCATTTGTAGCAGGGGTTGATGTTGGTAATTGTTCACCACGAATAACATCATAGGAGAAAGTAATCTCTTTAGCCTGATTAGCATATCTCATCTCCTCACTATTGAAAGCGGCTAGGTTTCTTTCTTCATTAGCCAAAGGAACTAATCCACCATTGGAGCCTGCCATTATAACAGCACCATTGGACAAGTCTCTGATTAAGTTCTTGACGATTGTCTTGTCTTGAGTTTGGAAGATGTGCTTATTACTGATAGTCATTGAGTCTCGCTTTTCATTAGCAAGCTCATTGGTTATTTCTTGGATTTGGAATAAGTCCTCAATAACACCAATTCCTAGCCAACGACCTTCTGTCTTATCGTAATGAAAATCTCTGAAAGGCCAATCACCAAACCATTTAGACCTGAATAAGACAACACCGTCTTCTCTGGTGACTGTCTTGCCATCTTCACCAAGTCCATAGTTATTTACACCAGCAACAATGAACAAGGCTCTGACCATTTCTTCATTCTCTTTTGGTTCACTTCCGTCTAGCCAAGACTTTGGGACTTCACCATATCTTTCGTAAATCTTAATAACAGGCGTAGAATTGACCTGATTTAGTGTCCCGTCTTGGATATAGGGCTCTGGTGCTGTATTTACATAAAACTTACTGATTACTTCTTCAACATTCTCCCAGCCATCCTTTTGCTTTTCTCTTAGTTGGCTTGGGGTTAAGTTATGTTCTAAAATTACAAATCTTGAGTTGGTAATAGTATCAACTGTTGGGTCTAAAACTAATCGTCTTAAATCAACAATGTCAGCACCTTTCTTTGTTTTCTTAATGACAGATGAGCCATATTTAGGCGATAACTCTGCTATTTTGTTTAAGGTAATAGCTACCTTGTTTTTCTTCATCCAGTTCTTTAGCTCGTATTCTAACAAGAATGTAGCCATCTCTGAGTTCCTTGTGTTAGAGATTAGCCTGATGTTCTTGGTATCAAAGTTTAAGAACCTAGAGCTAACCTTACAAGGTGCTTTAACCACATTCAAGAAAATCTTTTTGCGACCATTTGAGTCTAAGTCGCCAGTGACGAACCTTGAATTATAATAAAGGTGGCACTTCTTAATTGTCTGGTATTGATTAAAAGAGTATCCGTCAACAATCTTTATATCGTTATTAATGAAGTCATAAACCTCTTGTCTTGTCTGGGCGAATATGTTTTGTGGAGCATTCATATTATTCAAATTGATTTGATAGTTTCTCGTGATTATAATCTATTTCTCTTAGTAATTGAAAGTCATTTACTACTGGGTCAATACAATTACTAACAATAGCATATCTTATAGCGTCTAGTCCGTGGTCATTTTCTTTAATTGGTATCTCTGGTTCTGGATTGTCTGGTCTTTTGTCTGGATACTGATAGGTTTCAAACTCCCAGATTAGATTAGGGCAATTAGCACTAATGAATAGCCTATTTTGTTTTAATAATTCCTTTAGCTTGGCAATGCCGTTCTTAATGCTGTCTTTGCCTTTCTTTACTTCTAAGCAGTTAATGCCTTCTCGCTTTAGTTCTTCAATCTTCTCTGGAGCTTCAGGGTCAGGATATACTTTGTTAGCTTTGAGGTCGCCGATTATCTCTTTTACTTGGTCATTAGTCTGTCCTGTCTTATACCACTCATAGTCAATCCAGTATCTATTATCGTAGTCTTTGTAAATCAGATAAACAGCTGTTGGATTGGTGAACCCGAAGTCAACGCCAACAATCTTTTCAACCCAGCTTAATGCTGGCAGTTCTTTGTAAATGTGTTTATCTCGGTTAAACTCTTTATAGACCAAGCCTTCAACTCTTTTGAATTCGGCTAGATATTCTTGAGCAAATCTATCTTCTGTCATCTGAGCTTTAAGTCGGTTTATTTCGTCGGCTAAAATGTATGGATTATCGTATGTCGTGAAGTGAAATGACTTCCAATCATCGTTTGTAGTTTCTAAATTGTAAAGTTCATAAAAATGATTAAAGCCCTTAGGCGTTGAGGTGAATAATACTTCTCCTTTAGTATCAGTCAGCGTTGGAATGATAACCTCTTGCCAATTAACCCAAAAGTTTCTCATCATAGCTACTTCATCAATAACTATGAAATGGAACTTTTGAC